GTAAACATTTTTTTAGCATCAGCACCTGTTTTAGACAATATACCATATCTACTATCACTTGCAAGAGTGGCTAAATTAACTGTTTCTGCAGATGACATGAACGAAAATCCTGATCTTCTGTTCTTTAGGTAACACATACCATAGCATCTCTTGTCCGCCTTGCAAGCCTCCCAGAATATAAAGAACAATCTATTTGCCTCTCTAAAGTCCGGAGCGCCTACATCTATCTTACTCCATTGTAGATACATGTAGTGCGTACCAGTTATCCAGGTTGGTTTACCATTGTTTATAAACCAGAACCCCTCCTCTCTTCTTTTGAACTCTTGGTCTATGTATTCGTACCATTTTTCTTTATTGCTTTCCGGATAACCTCTCCAGTCAAATATATTTTTAAGACGAGCTAATTCTTTTGGTTGTTCAAACTTAATCCATTTGTTTTTCTTATGTTTAAAAACGTCTTTAGGTGTTTTAGGTAAAGCTATAACTAAATTTTGGATTTCTATAATTTCACCTATTTGTCCACTATGAGAAAGCACAATTAAATCATGTTCTTTGTTATAACCGTATTCCCACTTCTTACCTTTATTAAGTCTATTAATAGTAGTCCTCTTAATAGGTTCAACTATTTTAACTAAATCTTGCTCGTACATTATTTAGATCTACCCTCTGCAAATCCTTTAAAGATTTCTTTCTTTGTCTCTTCAGGCGTTTTACCTTCGAGTAAGTTTTCTTCTTCTTGGATTCTGTTAAGTATTTCAAACGCGTCAAATATAGCTAGTTTTTTAGTAGCTGCAGCATTCTTTAATCTATCTGCCGATATATCATCGTCTGAATCAACAATTGGTTCCTTGGCAACTTTAATTAACTCATCTACTGCTTTTTGCCCAGCTAGGATTATATTCTTCTTCGTCTCCTTGGTATTCATATTTGATTGTAATAAAATTAGATAAAACTCTATATAGTCTTTCGCCATCAACGACGAATTCATATTCGCTACTTGGTCTAAATCCAACCAAGTCATTAACTTGCACTGTACCATCTGAATATTTTACAATACCCTGTAATGGTTTTTCAGTTTCAATATTAAATTGATTTATAGCTTTTAAAGGTTTTACAAAACAATAACCTTTTGGAGCTATCCACTCTTTGTTTCTTTTATATAAAAAGATTTGATCGTGGTTTATAAAGTAAGTATCTTCATTAAAGTATGCCCTACTATTCTTTTCGATACCTTTTACATTATGCCATCTACGGAATACGTTATGATGTACTACAACAGTATCCCCTGGTTTTATATCTGTATCACCAATTATAGGTGTTGACATGACAATAGCCTCTCTATTCACGTATTGATGATTGAAAATCTCAGTATTGAGTATTAACTCTCCGTCATCTAGTTTTTTAGTATTGTTATATCTTTCTCCTTTTGGCGTTACAACAAAGTTGTAAACGCTTTTCATTAGTACTCTAGATTATATTCTACAGACACTGCCATATTCTTATTGAAGTCTTTCCAAGGTAGAACGTCTTTGTTTTTTTTAATATAAATAGAATACTTATCATCTTCTTCTAATATATCACAGATAGTATGACCTCCATAAACTTCTTGCCCTACAGCATAGTGCATAGCGTCGTTCTTATAGTCTTTACCTACACTAATCTTTCTTATCAGCTTCGCCATTTTCTTTTGGATAGTTTATAGTACCATTTTCTATATTGATATCAAATGTACCGTATTCTTTTTCAAATTCATCTTGTAATAGAGTCAATTGATCGTTCATGCCAGCTACATTATGTAGAGCATTGTGTTTTCTAGACTCCATAATGCCAATTTCCATTTGAAGTTTATTTAAAGAACTAACTAAGTTTTGAACTTTTTCTAATTGTTCTTTAGTTATTTTTTCAGGTTTAATACCTTTAAGTTCTTTAATTTTTCTACTTGTTCCTTTTGTTTTGCTTGTTGCCATTTTTATTTAATTTAAGTTAATTTAATTTAATTGTATTTTATCCAGGATAATCCTCTGAATAAGTAGGATTTCCTACTAAAGTTCCATTTGCATTACCAGTTTTATCTGTTATAGTTGTACCTGATCCTTGATCGAAATTATAATAACGAACTAAAGCAGTTGAGTTATCGTAATTACCATGGTCACTCAGTGCTGATATAGGGCTACCAGCGTTGTACAAAGCTGTTACCGCATCGGCATCTAAAGCTGTGTTCCAAATAGCACATTCAGTTATATTACCATCTAGATTATTATTTACCGTACCACGATTATTTCTTCCTCCAAAACTAAAAACAAATCCCCCAGTAGCAAAAGCGGTATGTTTTGCTTTTGCTAAAGTTTTATCAGTTGAAATAGCGTTTGCATTTGTATAAAAAGCAAAGGTACTATCAGAACTACCAGAATCAAGAGTAGCTGTTAACGTTATCATAATCCAATCTGATTGACTATTACCACTTAACCCTGTGCCAGACCCATCTAAATCTCCAGCACCTGTAAAAGCGATAGCTGTTCCATCGCCGTCAAACGAGAATTGAAAGTTACCGCTAGTTGCTAAACCAAACTGCATGCTGTTATCTGAGTCGTTATAAATACCATTCGTCGTCCAAGTAGGAGTTGAATCATCAAGTCTAACCCAATAATTTATTGTAAAACTACCACGTAATATAGTTTGGATATCATCTATTTTCATTCCATCATCAGTACCATCACCCTGTAACGAATAACGATAATTGTTATAACCAGCGCTTGTTAAATCATTTCCTATGCCTAACATTAGTAACCTACGTAAGCTATTACTCTACCAGTCGCTAATTGAAAACCTGTCCATCTACCATAAATGGTAATTCCTTTTGGAAAAGTTTCACTATCTACAGCGACACCACCGTCAGCATCTATACTTGTACTAGCGCCATCTGAACTAGGGAAATTCTGTGCTTCTTCTGGTATTAAACCAGACGCGCCAGTGTTAAAGGTTGTATCTTCTAAAAACGTTATCGCTACAAATACTTTTGTTGTTCTATTTACATTACTTGCTGGTGTAGCGTTTGTATCACGACCACCTATTATTGTTACAGCGTTTGTACCAGCAACGTGTATACTACCCATTTGTCCAAAGCCATAAGAGACTTCTGTTGAATTTACTGCCATAATTTATTTTTTTACTTTTTCAAATGATCTACCGCCAAAATAAGCGCCGATCACAGTTATTAATACTAATTGAAGTAAATCAACCCATGATGATTTAACTTCAAATTCTAATGCACCAGCATCAATAAATATTAATAGCATGGTGCATACTATTAAAAATATTAAAACCATTGGCCTAACATTCTTGCTTAGCCATGAGTCTGATTTTAAATCTGCCTCCCACCGACTCGTGATGTTTTTCTCCATCTCTACCTCATAGTTGGCAATTAATTCTTTTATCTTTCTTTCTGCTTCGAGTTTTTCTTCTCCAGACGTATGTAAGTCATCTATAACTCCACCTACACCTTTTACTAATTCTGCTGCTCCACCTGAAAATAATTGTCCTAACATAATTTAATTTTTAATATCCACCACCATCTTCGCCTCTTCCATCTTCACCAGGACCATCTTCACTACCACCTTCGCTACCAGCCCCACCGCTACCATCTTCACCAGAACTTCCACCACCAGGTGTATCACCACCAGTTGTACCTCCACCAGAAGTTCCACCACTATCAACTACATCGCCATAAATTGGTCTTTCTTCGATAAGTTCTTCAGCAAATACTTTTTCTCTAGGCGTAAATATCTTATCTAATTCATTATGGCTTTCACCAGCCATCCAGCCAATTTGTTCTTTGTACACGTGTGTATGAGTACCTGTTATTCCAAATTTTTTACCCCAGCGTTCTGCTTTCCACTTTGAATTAAACAAAGGTATGCCATCTATTTTAGCTAATATACTCATTTTTTTGCAAATTTTTCAAGTCCAGCTATTCCAAAACAACCTAATACAACTAGTACAAATGAATCATAAACAAATTCATTTATAGCTAGATCTCTTCCTAACCAACCAGTTA